CGCCTTTGGAATCTTTTTCGGACATGGGATTTTATCCCTCCTTGTTGGACGAAAGTTTTGAAGTAACTTCAACAAGGAAGCTCGGTAAAGAAAAAGGGAATTTTCCTTACCAGTAGAGTACACGTGTGCCTTTCAAACGGGAATAAGGGGGTACCCCCCTTAACCCCGTTGCGGTTCGCCCTTCCGGGGCGAATCCGCTCGACAAAAAAGAAAGAGACAGAAATCATCGAGTTTGAGGATATAAGAACCTAACACGAGGCGTTATGAGAATTTCTGTCAGTGATTTTCTTTGGATGTGTTTTATTTTTTCCTCTTTATGGATAGCTTTCAAATATGGATCTTTGTGAAATGGCGTGAAATTTACTTTTTATTCTTCATTCTGTGGCTATGGCTTACTTGTTCAGTAACTACTTATTATATCTATAAAGAAGTGAAGAAGGATTGGTAGGTACCCATTGACATGTGTCATTCCTGACACATCTAGTAATAGACTTCTAAGTTTATTATACTAGAGTTATGGATAAAAACATTGGAAAAATAATAGATTCAAAATTGAGAAAAAATTTAAAAATAAAAAAGGACTGCTCTTGCTGCGGGAAAAAACATTCTTCTCTTCCAGAGGAAACAATTGAATATGGAAATATGTACTGGTTCAATTGCTCTTGTCAGTCTACTCTTTGTGTGAAAGTGAAAGGATAACAATGCTGACTGCTGAAAGAGAGAAAGAGATTAGATATAGAACCTCTATTGTGAATGCATGGATGCAGGACGGCTGGCCGTCAGAACTCCTCGCAGAGATCGACCGATTGAGGGCTAACTCAAATGAGATACTCGTTATTGCCCTTGGAAGATTGAATGAGATCGAGCAGCTCCGCGAGAAGCTTAAACTAGCTAACGAATTATTAGATGAGCATAGATCGTTTATGGGGCGCGAGGCTTTACATAAGTTATCCAAGATTCGAGGTGAAAAATGAGCTTGTGTAGCTGCGATCCAGAAAAAGAATATGATTTAGAGTGTTTTTCTCACGGGGCATCTAACAAGCTTAGGTTGAGAATAAAAAACCTTGAGGAAAATATGGGTATGGCATTAGAAGGAATTGATCAGGCAGCGAGAGATATAGAGTTTGGAACCAGTTCTTTGTATGACGTCGTAAAACAACTCATTTGTTTAAGTAATAAGCTTCGAGGATAAAATGCTGTCACATGAAGTTGAACAGAAGATTAGGAGATATATCTATTTACGCAGGCTACCACCAACGGATGCAATAAACGATGAACTGGTTGAGCTATGGGACGAAGAGATTGATGCTCTGGATATTGAATCAATCCTCCTCGCAGAGATCGATAGGCTTAGAAATGACTATCGAAACAGTTTGAGAGACACTGCGGAAGTTTTAAAAGAACGCGATCAGCTCCTCGATTCTCTTGAGAAGATTAAGAAAGTAACTGGACATTCAACCCTTCAGTGGAAAATTGCTGAAAACGCCATATCCAAGATCCGAGACGAGAATGCTTAGTCCTGAAAGAGAGAAAGAGATTAGGAAGTTTTTGGACAATGGATCTGCTGGACATCCCGATTCTTGGTATGAAGATTACAAAATGTTTCTATCTGAGATTGACAGGCTCAGGTTAGCTTGGCAATCGGATTGCGATGAATTTGAAGACATAGAAAAAGAACGCGACCACCTCCGTGAGAAGCTTGCTGTGGCTGTTGAGATTTTGGAAAAAATAGATTTAAACTGCAATTCTAATATGGGAATAGCATCATTCTCAGATCAGTGCTTCATAAATCTAATTACATTGCCAAAGGAATGGATTGCAGAAGCCCTAGCAAAGATTAGAGGCGAGAAGTAGTACTCCCCATATTTGCATAAATCCTGAGCTTGGTTCATCCCTATAAGAAGCATGGACTCAGCTTTCGAAGCTCAAAACAAAAAAGAAAAACTTCTTCGTTCCAAGGTCTTAACGAAGAATGTCTATAATCCTAAGAATTATGAGTTTGATGATTCATTCAAACCTTATGATCCAAATAATCCTCTTTCTGTTCATACCACCGCAGAACTCTTAGAATGCTTAAAGAATAATCCCCAGTATGAACTCGATGCGAAAGTCATTGGGTTCCAAGAAGGATGGAAGACTAAGCGCGTTAATAAGTCTCAATTCCTAGAGGCCTTTCAAAGCGATCGGCTCGATCAAATCAAGTTTAGGGAGTCCAATTTTTTTGCAGCTGATTTTTCTCCCAATGCGGGAATCGGATTTGGGGTAGGAACGGACTTCACCCCCTTGCTCGGTGGTCCGTTCTTTAAAAATCTCTATTATTATCAAGACTATATTCGGATGCACTCCGAGTGTTTCTTCGCTTATCACCATGACCCGATCGCGAAGGCCATCGTCCAGATCACTCGAGATTTCGTGATTGGGAATGGATACGAAATGCAGTGCGACGTAACCACTCCTGAAGGGAAGCTCGCGGCCGCTGCTTGGAAAGCTTTTGAGGAAGTGAATGACCTTCAACTCCAAATGGATCAAATCTGTGATGAGATCTCCATTTATGGCGAGATTATGCTTTGGAAACTCCCTCATAATCAGGACAAAATTATTTACCGTTTGAATGCAGGCGACACCATCCCGATGGGGATTATTCCTCGGGTGAGACTGATTGATCCTTCGAACATTGTTGAGATCGTGACCTATCCCGAAGATATTACTCGGCCGCTTTTCTATGTGTGGCTTACCCCTACTCAATGGCAGATGTTCACTAGTGGAGTCGGAGATGGTCGACCTATGGATCAGGCCAGTACTCAACCCTCCCTGAAATTTATTTATCGCACCATTATGGCCGATCAAATACTTCACTTCAAAGTGAACTCGGTCAGCAATGAAAAGCGCGGACGATCGGATTACTTTCCCGTTCTTTCTTATTTAAAAAGATTGAGAGATATCGTTGATTTCCAATTGATCGCTCTTCAAAAGAATGCTGCATGGGCACTCGATACTGAGATCGATGGAGATCAAACTGATATTGACAACTATATTCAAGACCAAGCGAGTCTTGGAACCATCCCACCTGCTGGATCTGAGTTTGTTCATTCAACCAAGATCAAGCGTCAATATCAGGCCAATACTGGCTCATCCAATATTAACTCAGATGCATTCGCACTCGCGCTCAGCATGGTGTGTGCCGGGGTAGGGATTCCCGTCTCATACCTCGGCACTCACCTGTCCGGTGGAACTACAAAAGCTTCAGCCTTAGTTGCCACAGAACCCGTAGCTAAGAAGATGGAGAAAAGGCGCGAAGTTCTCAAGAGGATTTTGAAAAAATTATGGTCCTATTGCATGGAGCAAGCAGGCCTTCCCAATGTTGACTGCAATGCCATGTTCCCTGAGATTATTACTCAAGATCGATCTCAGAAGCTCAAAGATCTAGCGCTTGCTGAGGCTCAAAGGTGGATCAGTCCTCAACGAGCCGCTTCTGCTGCTGCAAAAGAATTCCAGTTCCAGAATTTCAATTATGAAAAGGAAATTCAGGAGATGAAGCAAGAACTCCCTGAAATTCCTCAACCCTTAACTGCTCCTCCTGAACAAGGAAGTTCACCTTTTGGAGCGTCTCCCTCCGACGATGCGGACCCATCCAAAGTAGGAGTTGCAGGTCTCACCTCGGAAGAAAAGAAAACCGCGAGGATCAATGACACTCACTTCTGACAATCCCAATATCACGATGGACCCAGATCTCGATTTTTCAGGAGCAATGGAGTGGATTCATCAGCACACGAATTTTCCAACGTTCGAGGAATTTAAAAAAAATCCTGACAAGTATCGTCAAAATCCAGACGAAATCTTTGAGTGCATCGACAATCACAATACCTTCTTCAAAGAACGGGTCGCTTCCATTGTGTACTATTGGAGAGGGAAATATGAGTGTCGAACTCTTTCCAAGCTTTTTGACATATCCCGGAATGAAGGTTTTAATGGCTCTCAACTCGAGATGGAGCCGATTGCTGAACCCATGGATGGGAGCAGTAATCAACATGACACTCGAATCAAAATCACCGTGAATGTTTGGCCTAAGTCGGAGTTTAGAATGCGTGGGGGCATTGTATCCAATGACTAAAGAACATGGGATTGTGTACCCTTCGGGGGCAGTCCATATCTCAACGCTTCCATTGAAGCTTTATAGCAAGCTCAAAAATGTAAAACCTTCTCCCAAAACTGGGAATGAAGCAGATTCCGGTTCCACTCAAACGGCCGTTCTTCGGGGAAAAACAAAAGAATCCTTCAAATTCAAAGAATCCAATAACTCCCCTTTTAAGAACCATACCTTTCAAGTCATTCTCATTGAAGAAGGAATGGGGAATTTTAAAGATCGATTCTTTTACACAAAAGAAGCTCTTCAAAAGGCGGCGCAGTCCAAAATCTTTGAGGGGATTCAATGCTACGCCGATCATCCCACCGAAATCGAAGAGCAAGTCCAACCCGAAAGATCCACTCGAGATATTCTCGGATATTATGAAAATATCCAGTATGAAGAATCCGATGATGGAACTGGAACTCTAGTCGCTAATCTTTGTATTGGCAATTCCATCTCTTTAGATTGGGCAATGAGTCTTTTGACAAATTCTATAGATTACTCCACAAAGTTTAGAGAATCAGATCTTGTTGGACTATCGATCAATGCGAGTGGTTCGGCAAGTCAGGTTGAGATCGATGCATTCCTTCAATCTCAAAAGCTTTCACCCTCGGTGATTGAGAAGTTGAATGAAGCGAAAACACAAGGAATTAGCGAGATCAATATCGTCAATGAATTGACTCAAGCCCAATCCGTTGATCTCGTGACCAAGGCTGGTGCGGGTGGGAAAATCTTAAGAATGCTAGAAATGGAGAAAAGTATGGGTAAAACAAGGAAGTTTTTTGAATCCGAAGGGGAATCTGAAAAGCATGAAAAACACCACGAGGATGGTGCTGCGGATGCTTCCGCGATGGCTCCAGGGTCTGCTGGAAAGCCTGATCATGCTGATGAAGATCAAGACAAAGCGCTCTTTGCCAAAATGATCAAGCAATACTTGGGCAAAGATGATGCGGATCAGGAAGAGATGGAAATGGCAAAACATGCCTATCAAGCCCACAAAGAAGGCGGGATGGAGCACGGAGAAGCCTATGAAGCCGCTGGAAAACATCTCAAGATGGCTATGGAAATTGGTAAGAAGATGGCTCAATGTAAACAGGCCAGTGAATCAGAACATGAAGCTGAGTCCGAAGCAGAGAAGAAAGAAGCTCAATCCCCTCCTCCTGCTCCAAAAGGAGATGGACCTGCTGCTAAGAAAGAATCGGATTATATCCAGCTTCATGGGGAAGTTGCTCGTTTAAAAGAAAGCGTCAAGCAATATGAGCTGAGAGATTATCTGGATTCAAAGATGAGAGAATCCAAGCGTTCTAACGCTTTCACCAAGAAATTCCGCGAAGCTTTAGGAACACCTAAATCTAAACCTCACATTGACGAGATGTGGAAAGTTTTCTTGAAAGCTGCTGATGCCGGTGTCGAAGAAGTCGGAACGGAATCAGACGTCTTTTTAACCGAAAAATCAAATTATCGTGAATCTGAAAGCTCTACTGGAAAAGTAAACTTCTCAGATTGTTTACGTTAACACTTTAAAAGGGAGTTTAAAGTATGGCTACTACGCCGATTAATAATGTCATCCGAGGAGGCGCACAAGCTAAGTCGATCTTCGCGAGTGCTCTTCCCGTTTTAAGTACTTCTGTCAGTTATAACCAAGGCGATCTTCTTTGTTTTGATACGTCAAACAAAGTCTTGATTGCAGCTGCTACCGGGAATTCTGCGAATTTCTTGGGTGTTGCTGTCAATACCGTGGTGAGTGGTGTTCCTAAATCTCCTTATCAGGGAACAGCAGTAGATGCGTCTGAAGGTCTTTCAGATATGGCTGGCCCCCTTTACAACGTCGTTGCGACGTTGATTTTGGACACGGGAAGCACGCTGGCTCCTGGAGCAGCTGTCTACTTATCCAATACCGACGCTCAGCACGTGAGCCCGACTGCTAACGGAACTTCTCAGATCGGAATTTACACGGGGACTCAAGGATCTTTGAGTTCTTCTGCTGCGGGTCAGAAAGTAGATGTTCTATTGGGCGCAGTTTATCCGAATTCGACTCTCAAATTCTAAGGAAGGAACGATATGAGTTTACTTAACTTGGATCAAATTCAAAAAATGTCCGAGAGCAATTCTTGGACGAACAATAAGGGAGAAACTATTCTCGTGAATAGTTCTAAACCCGAAAACAAACAGCAACTCCGAGAAAACCTTTGGCAAAGTGCCGAGGTGAAATCCTACCGAGAAAGCTTTCAGAGAAAGTATGGATTCGATTGGGCTGATCGAAAAGCTTTTCCAGTAGGTGACAACAAATGGAGCTGGAATAAGGTTGCAAACAAACTCGGTCATGCAACCGTAGGGTCCGCTCTTCGAGAAGCGGATTCCGCAACCTCTTTTACCCAGGTCCTTCGCGCTGGGATTCAGCAGCTAGTGAACAACTCTTATGATACGGTTCCTACGACTTTTGAATCCTGGACTTCCACTGTAAACTCCACTCGCGATACGGAACTCTATGCACCTCTGCATGGAATTACGTTTATGCGGGAAGTTGGTAAGCAGGAGCCTTTCAGTGAAAGCACTGCAGCTGGCTTAGATATCAAGCTCATCAATCGTAAATACGGTGAGATCTATGCCGTTGAGCGAGAGCTTTTAGAAGATGACCAAACGGGGCAATTTGCAAAGCAAAGTGGTTTGCTCGGTGAATATGCTAAACTTGCTTGGGAAGTTATTGCCTACGCGAAACTTGCCGGTGTTTTCACGGGCGGAGTCAAGGCAAGCTATGCAGGCCTCGTGATTCCGAATACTGAAACAAAACCTTCCACTGAAGCAAACTATCCGTTCACGTCTTCTTCTGCTCCTTTTCAAGGAGGAGGTTCTAACCGTCCGACCAGTTTTACAGTTTTGAATCAGACTGGGATTCAAAACGGTTTCATCGGTCTCATGAACCAAAGAAACTTGTTAGG